AAGATAATGGTTTAGAGTCCTTGGAACAGCGGCAATCGCATTTAGGACTAATTGCTAAACTTCACAAGCATGACGAAGTGCATCATGGAACGTTTCTTAAAGGTTGGTGGTTGTGGGTGCATAACGCGTGGGCGTGGCATCCATTGCCATCACAAGTTATTAAGGTCGGGAAGATTTTAACCAATCCGGTAGAAATCTTTCCACAATTGACAGTTGACAAGGCCTGGAGGTCAGCTGCGAAGTCGATGGGAGCCTCTTATGGTTTGGTACCGAGAGACTATCCGTTATTTGGGACCTTATTGAGACGTTACGATGATATGGATGGAGAAGTCATAGAGTTTTTGGAAGAAGGCGTGCGGCACAAAGTTAAGATGGATAGAGAAGTACATCTAGATGTGTTGTGCGCTATGGATGCGATAGCTCATAGATATGATTTATCCTACGAGGAGATAAATGCAATGTGCTCTGAAATACGTACCGCGTCTTTCCCTAGTTTGATGTGTCACAAGGGATGGATGCGGGTTTCTGCTCGCGACTACGGTTAAGCGTGGTCATGGCCTGAGAGTAAGAGGTTGGTTCTCAGGAGAGAAGTTTTGAACTTCTAGCGAAGGTGCCCGGACCACTTTGTGGGAAGGGCAGTCACTAAAACGTGGGGGGTTATTCCACGTTTCCAGGCATCACGGATACCCCGTGTAAAACAGGTATGACAGAAGAATTGTCTAACATGCGTGCTCCACGCAAAGCTAAGAAGCTTCTTAAGATTTAGTTGCCACTCGGCAGCTAACCGACGATGGGTTGAAGTGGTTGATCGAGATCACCGACCCGTTTCACGACACTGAAATCGAAACTGTAGGTCATCCAGACCTAACGACAGTTAGATCGATTACACAATGTTACACGTTTACCACTAATGTTTCAGCCCTAGTTTCGGTTGGAACGTCGACATGGGATTGTCAGGTGCTTTTTGCACCAGTGACACCGTTGTCATCTGGTAATTTAGGCTTGGCGCCTTGTGCTATAAGTGCGTCAAGCTGCAATTTGGGGTCGTCATCGGCCTCCTTCTTAACTCCTGGATGGGGGATCTATTCAGGAGCAAATGGTTTCGATCTGGCAACAGCATCGAATACTTTAGTAGTTGTAAACAACTCTTTGACAATACCGAACCAGGTAGCGTCAGGTCAATATAGAATTGTTGCAGCTGCGGTAGAAGTTAAAAATACGACTCCATCCTTGTACAGAGGAGGATCCGTAACGGCATGGCGTGCTCCTTCAATGACGCCGCAGACCGCGTACGTGTATAACAGTCCGAGTACTACTACTACTCCGATTACAGTGATGTGTTCAAATGCTCCCCCAACCACTCTGGCTAAAGCGCAAGTCTATCCCAGCTCCCGAACTTGGGGGGCAGAGGAAGGACTTTATAGCGTTGCCAGTTTGTGTGCGGCGGAGAACCCTTTCATCATAGCTGGGCCGGTAGCTCCTCCACCGGTTTTCCTTCCAGCTCCTTCTTTAGCCCAGATTATTGCCAATTCCACGCTCAATGGGTGGGCTTGGCCCAATTTTGCTCAAGGCGTCACCTTGAACAATATTGCGAATATGGGTTTTTCCATTATTCCATTCAATTGGCAAGGTGCGATCTTTGCCGGATTAAATTCGAATTCAACCCTTCAGGTCACAGCTAGGTACGTGGTAGAGCGAGTGCCAAGCGTAAGTGAACCTGATTATCTCGTGTTAACTCGGCCTCCAGCTGACTATGATCCTTTAGCACTTGAGATTTATACTCGAGCCACAACTAAGCTCCCTGTGGCAGTGACAGTAGGAGAGAATCCGCTCGGAGAGTGGTTTAATGATGTTTTAGAAGTAGTAGGTGAATGGGCACCGAAGATCGGTAACTTCATCGGTGGTGCAGCAATGCCTATCGGTAGTGTAATAGGAGCGGGCGCTAAGACAGTGCTTCAGCAACGTCAACCCGTGCCTGAACAAAAACAGGAACCGACCGAATCTTTTCAACCAGCTGAGAAAAAACCTAATAAAAAGAAAAAGAAAAATCAGCCAAGGACGAATCGAAACGGCCGTAAACAACAAATGAAGAAATCTTAAAAGTGAC